GATGGGACAAGTGAGGCTCTTATTGCTGCAAATATGTATGAAGACATTGCACGATCAGCATTGGTAAATTGCCGCTGGCGGTTTGCAACAAATCAATCTGTATTAAATAGATTAAGCGAAGCGCCTACTGGGCGTTACACTGCTGCATATCAAGCGCCTTCTGACTCTCTTATGCTTCATGCCGTGACAGTTAATGACTTTAACATTGAATACCAAACCTACGGCGACAAGATATATTGCGATACGGACACAACGTCTGAAGTTGTTCTTGACTACACGTTCAGGGCCAGTGAGCAAAACTGGCCTTCATATTTTGTAATCGCTGTGCAGTATGAGCTTGCGTCAGTGTTTGCCGCAGCTTTAGCACAAGACGCTTCCTTAGCGCAGCTAATGGGACAGCAAGCACAGCTTGCAATGATGAAAGCCAGAACGCTTGACTCACAACAGCAAACAACTCGCAAGCTATCTACATCAAGGTTTATTGCTGAAAGGCGCAGTTAATGCAGAAGGTTCGTGTTCCAGTAACAAACTTTTCTTACGGAGAGGTTAGCCCTTCTCTGTATTCACGAACTGATTCAGCGGTCTATACTGGCTCGGCTCAACGTATTGAAAACTTTTTCCTTCGCGCAGAGGGCGGCGTTATTAAAAGGGCTGGCCTTAGAGCGGTTTATAGAAATGACATTGTCATAGACTCAACAAAAACACAGCAATCAAGGTTGTTGCCTTTTATATTCTCAGATGATGAGCGTTATGTCGTTTCTCTTGAGCACGAAAAAGTAAAGTTTTTCTTTATTGATCCCACAACTGGTGTACTTGATATTGCTGCAACAATAACTCAAGACATAAACGGCAACCCTTTAAAATTTACTGACACATTTTTGCATGAGTACACTTTTACTCAAGCTGGTGATGTTATGTTTATTTGTCATCCTACATTCATACCTCAACAAATTGTCCGCACAAGCCTTAGCGACTTTCAAGTGGAGCCTTTTGTTTTTGATGCTAGGTCTGACTTAACAAAAGTATATCAACCTTATTACAACTTTCATCGCCAAGGTACTACGCTAGAAGTTTCTGCAACGCAGGGTAATGGGGTCACTCTAACGACATCAGACCCATATTTTGCTACAAACGGAGACCATGATGGTATCACTCTTCGTTATCATGGCGCTGAAATAGAAATAACTTCCGTACAAAGCGAAACTCAAGCTACAGGTAATATATTTGATACCTTAAGCGTGAGATTGGGAATAAATGCTTTTAGTACAACAGAGCAGCAAGCTGACATTGAAGTAACTATGGTCAAGCATGGCCTATCTATCAATGATTCGGTTACAGTTTCACACGCGGGTAGCGTTGGTGGTATTTCTGCCAATCAAATTAATGGCACTAGAACTGTTTCTGAAATTGTTGATGACAATAAATTTGTTATAACAGTAGGGTCAAATGCCAATTCTTCTGAAATTGGTGGCGGTACACCCAAGATCACAACAAAAGCCCCAACAACCTCTTGGGAAGAGCAATCATATTCTGTTCTTCGAGGGTTTCCGGGGGCAGTTACATTTCATGAAAACCGTTTAGTTTTTGGTGGTACACTATCCCAGCCGGATTCAATTTGGTTTAGCAAAAGCGGGGAGTATTACAACTTTGATGTTGGTACTGCAAAAGATGATGAAGCTATTCATATCACTGCTAGCATTGGTGAGATTAACCAGATTCGTCACTTAGTGTCTAATCGTGATCTACAGGTTTTCACAGCAACTTCTGAAATGTATATTCCATCGTTTAGCAACCAGCCGATTACTCCGACAAACATTATTGTGCGTAGGCAGACCCCATTTGGTTGTGACTTTGTTCGGCCTCAACCGTTAGATGGCGCCACCTTGTTTGTGCAAAAGGGTGGAGCGATTGTAAGAGAGTATGTATTTTCTGATACAGAAGCAGCTTATGTAGCTTCACCAATATCGCTTATCTCTTCGCATCTTATTAAGACGCCAATAGAAATGAACACAATGTATGGCGCCATGAGCCGCTCAGAAACCTATGTGTTTGTTACAAATTACAATGGAACAGTTTCAGTTTTCAACTCTAACAAGGGTGAAGACCGTGCAGGATGGACAGAGTTTACAACTCAAGGGTTTTTTAATTCTACTGTAACTATTGATGATCGTGTATTTGCTAGCGTGATATATGATCAAGGCGATAATGTTGAAGTGTTTGCTATATGTGAGTTTGATGAAGCGTATAACACTGACATTTCTAGCATCTACAGTGGGACCGCTGGAGTTTTTGATGTATCTGATTATTATGAAGACGGTGCTGTACTCAATGTTGTAGACCGTAATAACTATGTTGGTGAGTTTACTGTTGTTAATGGAGAGATAGACGCATCTGCTATTGATCCTAACTTAACTGAAGCAGAAATAGGTTTAAAGTTTAATGTAACTTTAACAACAAATCCCTTAGATATTGCTACTGGTTCTGGTCCTGTTACTGGTACACCTCGTCGTATAGGAAGCGTGGTTGTTGATCTTCATAACACTCTGTCGGCCACAGTAAATGGTGCAAACTTAGTTCTAAGAAATGTAACTGATGACCTTTCATTGCAAGTCAACTCGTTCACGGGCAAGAAAGATTTCCGTCTAATGGGGTATAGTAGAGACCCACAGATTACAATTACACAATCTGCCCCGCTTGCACTGCAAGTTAATGGCATAGTTGCGGAGTTAACATTCTAATGGACCCTTTTACCGCCTTTCAAATTGGAGCTACTGTTCTTGGCATCTCTGGTCAGAATAAAGCAGCATCTGCTCAACGGTTGCAAGCTGAACAGCAAGCAAGGCAAATGGAAATTGATCGGCAGGTAGCCGAAGTGCAAGCTATGCAGCAGCGCAATCAAAGGATTGCTGACTATAACACTGCGCGATCTACAAATAATGCTCAGTTTTCTTTTCAGCTTGGGGGTGGAGAAAGCTCTAGCCTTGCAGCGTTTGAGCAAGAGCAAAGATTAACTGTAAGTTCTGACATTGCAGCTAGCCAGCTCCAATCTTTCTTAGATCAAAGCAGCAGAAGCGTTGCTTCAAGAATTGAAATGCAACGCGGTATTAATGCAAGTAGAGTTGGCAGCATAAACAGCTTAACGATGCTTGCTCAACTAGGTGCAGATCTTTCTAAGACCTATACTCCAACTTCCTATACTCCAACTCCCTATGTCTTTATTCCCGACCCTGCAACGCCTGTAAAATAGAGAGCTATTACAATGCCGATAATAAGAGAGCAACGAAGAATCTTTAATCAGCCAATCGGTGTGCGTAGCTTTGACACTGGCGAAGCTCAAGTTGGCAACGCTGTTTCAAGACTTGCAAATACAATGGGCAAGGAGTTTTACGAGAAGGCTGCAACAAACGCTGAGAAGTTTGGTGCGGAAGAGGCTCAGTCAATTTCTGCAAGCGAGTTAAAGGTATTTGATTCTAACACTGGTAAGCCAGAAGTTCTTTCTCAGATGAAGGGCATGGGTAGCATTGCCTCCGCTTCATTTGAACGTGTTGTTGAGCGCCGCTTTGTAGACTCAATTGATAAAGACATACGGCTAAAATCTGCGGAGCTTGCCTCTAAGTATGAAGATCCAGTTCAGTATCAAAGCATGTTTGAGTCTTATCTTAGCTCAATGTCTACGGGTGCTGGTGATCGCTTTAAAAACATAATCTTTGATTCTGGCTCCTATGTTATGGGGCAGACTAAAATTAGGTTAGCAGATGCGGCCAGAACCAAGGCAAGAGCAAATGCGGCTCAAGCAGTTGGCACAACTAACATAGAGTATGCAGAAACAATTTATGACGCAGCTTCCGCCGGGGACTTTACTACATCTGTCGTCTACATTGAAGAGCGCGTCACAGCCTCTCTAGAGGCCGAAAAGGCAGAGCTTTATGATCCTGGGTATGCACAGAAGGTAAGGTCGGAACTTGGCTCACAGGCCATGTCAGGGGCTCTGGAGGTAGCATT